GCTTGGAACTGGAAAGATGTCGTGGTGATATCCGCCGTGTTTTCTCGGACAAACTGGACACCATCGGTAGCCGTCATAGCAGGGTTTGTGCCAGCGGTGTAGAGCAATGCTTCCTCGCTAGAAGCGGATGTTTCGGTCAATCCGAGAACATCAAAGTTAGCCTTTACTGTATCTGTTCCAGAGGCATCAATGGACATTCCGTTAATCACGCAACCCGTCAAGAATGCCACCTCTGTTCCCAAGTCGGTGTATTCCCGTTGGAAAGTCATTGAGTCTAGGGTAGAGCCGTTCTTTATTTGGGGGAGCAGTTTGATGGTGAGGGATATGCTCGTCTCGTCTGCCCCGATAGCCTCCTCTACTGTAAAGGTGTTCGATCCCGTTACTGTGGCTACCTTATGGAAGCCGTTACTCGCGGCGTTTGCCGCGCCCGTGATGTAGAGCCATTGACCCACAACAGGGTTGTTTGACCAAAGCGAAGACCTGAAAAATGTCTTGGTTGCTTGCGTTGTGTTGATTCCCGCCAAATCGTCAGCCACCGTTACCAAACTATTGCTATCCGTCCAAACATCGCCCGACATCAGCGAGTGGCCGACAAGCCTGTTTATGCCAAACCCGTAGCGAGAGTAAAGGTTGCAGTTCACGCTACCCGATACGCCTTGGTCTGTCTTGTTCAGCCCCCGAATATCACGGCGAGAATGAATCTCGTCCGATGAAGCATTGGTCAGGTCGCTTTTAAGGCTCTCGGAAAGGATACGGAGTTCTTCGTAAACCGTCCCCGTGCGCTTTACGCCAAAAGTGGTTTCCTCTGCAAAGGAGAGTCGAATTCTGTTTGAGTCAGCCATGATTATGAAAGGTTTGCGATTCGCAGGGTTAAGTCCTCGTCAGCGTCATAGAGGGCTTGCCAAGAAAAGTCGGCAATGATGTCTTGGTTTCGACCGCCAGCCATCCGCTGACCGTCTGTGAATTTGACCTTCGGGAAGTCGAAGAGAAACCCGTCTCCGCCGTAATCGCCTTGGTCGTCTGAAAAGCAGATGGCAAGCGAAACCTCGTCTTGGTCGAGAAACTTATCGTATTCCGTTGAGTCAGCGAAATACATTTGCATCGATCCCGTTACCTCAAAATCGCCAAAATTGAAGTCGGTCGAGCCGAGCGTTCCCAGCACTTTCTTTTGCCTAAAGTTGTTGGCTACTTGAAACTGAAAGGAGAGAACCGTTACATCAGCCGCATCAAGCCGAACAAACTTAACACCTTCCGTAGTCGTAAATACGGGGGTTGGGTCAAGTGCGCCGCCAACGGTTTCTGGTGTTGATTCTGATGTCTCCGTCAAGCCGATAAGGTCATAACTGATTTTGACCGTATCTGTTCCAGAAGCATCGATGGAGTATCCACCCCAAGTAAGCCCCTTGAACATGACTGACTCGTTGCTCAAGTCCGTGTATTCCCGTTGGAGGGCAAAGGAGGATACTGTGTCGCCGTTTACGACTTGGGCAAACATAACGATGGTGAGGTCTACATCCGCCTCGTTTACCCCCTCCCCCGACCCCACGCCTTCAACGCGAAACGCCTGCCCCGAAAGGCTAAGAACCTTAAAGAACCCATTGTTGCTTGCATTAGCCGCACCTGAAATGTAGACCCATTGACCAACAACAGCGCTGTTGTCGAAGGAGTTGCCCAAGTCGCCAGCGTCATACCACCCATCGGACTGAATGTGAACACCGAATGTTCCGTCCGCTATCGTCGTCGGACTGCCGCCGCTCCACAATGCTGAACCAATCGCCTTTGGCACAAAGTTTTGATGCTCTCCGTGATAGCGGAAATCAGCGTTGATTGACCCCGATACGCCCTTGTCCGTCAAGTGTAAGCCTGGCACATCCCTAGATGAGCGCATGGTGTCCGATGAGGCAAGCGTTAAGTCGCTCTTAAGGCTCTCAGAGAGAATCCCTAGTTCGAACCAAGCCGTTGTCCCGCCGTCCCCAAGGACGGTCTCATAATTGACCGAGAAGCGTGTCTTGTTGGAGTCAGCCATGATTAAACATCATCAGAACGGGCGATTCGCATAGTGATGCCTTCATTAGCATCGTAAAGTGCTTGCCAAGAGATATCAGCGATAATGTCTTGGTTTCTGCCACCTGCCACTCGCTGGGCATCCGTGAACTTCACCATCGGGAAGTCAAAGATAAACGCATGGCCTTTGGTGCTTGTGCCATCTGAAATACAGATAGACAAGGAGGTTTCTGTCTGGTTCAGGAACTTATCGTAAGCCGTTGAATCTTCAAAGTAGGCTTGCATTGAGCCAGTTACCTCAAAATCACCCTCATTAAAATCAAGTGCGCCAAGAGTGCCTAGCGCATATTTCTTGCGTAGGTTGTTGCCGACTTGGAACTGAAAGGAGGTGCAAGCGTAATCAGCCGCATTCTCTCGCACCCAAACAACACCTTCCGATGTCGTCATTGTTGGGTAAGTGACGGGGTCAGCATCGGTGTCGATAGCGTCAAGGCTTGCATCCGTGAGGGTGCTTTCTGAAAGCCCTGTGATGTCGAGGTTGAACTTGACCGTATCCGTGCCGCTTGCATCAAGGGAGAAGCCGCTAATGGCTTGACCGAGAAACCGTGCGTTAGCGTCAGCAATATCCGTGTATTGGCGTTGGATAACACAACTGTTGAAACTCGTGCCATTGACCACTTGGGGAAGCATTTTAATGGTGAGGGTTACGCTCGTTTCGTCTGCCCCGATAGCCTCCTCTACGGTGAATGTGTCCGTTCCAGTTACGGTGGCAACTTTATGGAAGCCGTTGGTGGCGGCATTAGCCGCACCTGTGATATAAACCCATTGACCAACAACAGCCACATTGTCGTAGTTGCCATCTGGCTCGACAAACTGCTTGCTACTTTGCGTAACATTTATGGCATCCGCACTCGCCACCGTTACATCCGACCCACTATCGCTCCATGCGCTAGACATCATGCTCCACTTGAGTTGCTCACGGGCAAAGGCTTCCCAACTCAATTCGCCGTTCAATGAGCCGCTTGTCCCCTTGTCCGTCAGGTTAAGTTCTGGAATGTCTCGGTAAGAGCGGATTTCGTCAGAGGTCGCAAGCGTCAGGTCGCTCTTGACGCTCTCGGATAGCAAACGGAGTTCGTAGTTCGTCCCCGTTGAACCGCCACCGAAACTGTCTTCGAGTGCCATTGAAAGTTTAGTTCTGTTGCTGTCAGCCATGATTAGGTCTTGTTATGCGTCTTCTGTGAGGTAGGGACAAGACACATTGACTTGCCACCAAATGCCATCCCTGCCAATCGTAAGCACAGATGGGGTGCGGAAAAGAACTCGCGTTCCCGCGTAAGTGTGAACCGTTGAAAAGAAACCGTCTTTGATTTCGTCCGCTAGTTCAAGTGCAATCTTATCTCCTCTGTCGATGGGGACAAACACAGTCGCCAAAGCAATGCCCGTAGCACGGATGTCTACGCTACCGAGACCGTTCTGCTCCGATCCGCCGTCTAGCACATGAAAGGATACCCAAGGCTCATCGTCGCCGACCTCCCTGTCCCTGAATCGGGCGTTATCCCACGCCACTTGCTCAATGTCAATCAGGCTACTAGCATCAATTATCTCGCTGAACTTGTTGCGAATACAGTTGTGGACGCTACTAAAACTCATAGATTCGTCTCCAAGTCGTTCTTCGTGCGCTCAAGCATCTGGTAAGGGTTGCCCTGAAAAGTGCTAGTGCCGTTGTTCGCATGGGCTGCGTGCTTCGCTGAATTGCTGATATAGACAATCTCGCCTCTGGGGAAAGCCGCTTGTGTCGGCACTTTACCCGTAATCGTGGATAAAGGAACGGAAGCACCCTGCCACTCTGGATGTTGCCTCGTTTTGCTATAAACGCCGATTCTGCGCATTGCTGGTGCGCCAGCCGTAACAAGCCAGTTCTTGCGCAAATACCCAGTATCTACGGGGCTGTAGTTCACCAATTTATACAAAGCCTGAACAACCACCTTTCTAGGGACTTGCCCTGCGGCGGCATCTGCAACATTGGCCTGCGTCCACTTGTCTATCTGCGCTGTGAAGAAATTGAGATTATCCATTGCGTTGCTCCACCATTAAATCATAAGCCGCTATCTGCTCACCAGAATAAATCTTCTTAACGCCCGTAACCTGCCATGTGTCCCCTAAAAGGGTCATTTTTAAGCCGTTACGCAGATAATCAGCCTCAAAAGTTGCATTAAGACCCTTTGCAGGAAGCGTTGTCCGCATTGCGCCCTCCTCAACAAGCCCACGAGCAAGAAGTTCAGCATGGAACTCGGCAGGGGGCGAAACCTTGTAGGCGTAGGTTGCTTCCACCCCTAGCGGCAAAGAGTCCGATGTCCACTCGCCCGTGCTTGGCTCAAAGGCGGCTCGACCCTCCAAATAAAAGGTTGCCTCCGCTCCATAAAGGGCGATAGCGTCAAACGCCTTTCGGCGGAGCAGGGTGTCAAGCGTTGTCATGCGCCCTCAATCTTACCTTTAATTCGCAAGCCGCCAAGCCAACGCAAAGCATTTGTTACGCCCTCTCTAGGCGGTGCTTGCCCTTGAGCAAGGGACGGAGAAGCAAATCTACCTTGCGATAGCGTTTAATATTGCCTTTGCCGCCTAGGTATTCGGTGCTTGTCTTCACGCTACCGACCGAAACACTCTCCGCTGAAACATCACCAGCATTATCCAAATCTGGAATAATGCCAGTTGAATCACCAGAAGTAGAATCAGGGCCATCATCCGCTAAATGCCGCCACGCCATTTCAATAACAGCGTTTTGCACATTGTCGGGGATAATGTCGGTGGATATAGAGAACCCATCCAAGACAACGCCCGATCGTGGGAAAGCCAACGCTTGCGCTTCCGTGTATTTGCTTCCAATAAAGCGTCCACCGTAGAGCAGTTCCACGCTTTGCGTAGCCTCTACGAGAACATCCTGCTTGTCAGCATCAGCAAGACCCGTCCATGCCGTATCGCTACGGACATAGTTTGCGATATAGGTATCCGCATCAGCAACCGAGACATAAGAAGTCGCAGTCGAGGAAGCCGAGCCATCTTCAACGACAAAGGTTGCACTCATCGCTCTAGGCTACGCCGTCTTCTGGCAAGCCCGCAGGTGCATCCTCCGCAGGAGCATCCTCTACAGGAGCATCAGGCAGAACCAATTGGGCGGCTACCCATTCGGCCTTCTTCAAGTAACCACGGCTCTCATAGTCGCCCAACTTGGACAGCTCGACAACAATGTTTCCCGCAGGGCCGCAAATGTTTACCAGTTCGCGTCCAATTTCATCTGTAAATGTATCAACCATGCTATTTATCCTTCTTCTTCTTTGACTTCTTCTTGGGTTCTGGCTTGGCTTGCTTATCTTCTACAACGACTACATCAGGATAGAGGTAGAGCATATTGTCCCAAACAGTAAGCACTTGACCAGACGGGGTTTTGACTTTGACTTTTTTCATGAGAGTAAAGGGGGCAGGATTACCCACCCCCTTAGTCTAGTGCCTAGCGACGCATACGCATTGCGAGTTTCGGATTGAGTGTCTTGAAACCGTAAAGGATGTCAAGAGCAACAATCGTTTCCGAAGCATCGCCATCGTAATACATACGCGAACGGAGGCTCAAGCCCGTAATTGGGTCTGAAACCGTTGCGACATTTGCGCCCAACTGGTTGCCGTTTTCAGGCAGAGGGGCCATAGCCAAAGCAAAAGCATTGCGGTGGAAAGCCAACTGCTCGGACTTAGCATCAATCGCTGTCAGGGCAACGGCAACATCTTCAAGAGCCGCAACGCGAATCTTAGAAGAAAGTGTCATTGTGCCTGCGCCTGCAACAAAAGTAATATCAGCCGCCAAGGTGTAAGCCTCATCAGCGATAGTAACGATTGTGCCTGCGTATTGAGTTTCGATTGTGCCGAAACCGTCTACTGCGATCGTGGTTGCGCCAACTGCAACATCAGCAGTCAAAGCACCTGCAACATCAGCACCGCCGGCGGTGGAGGATGCAACATTTTGGTTAGCAAACAACTCAAAGCCGAACTTTTGACCGAGAGAACCACGCACCTGCGAGGAAATGCCCAAGTCGCCAGCACCCTGCTGTTGAGTGAAAGCCGAAGAACTAAGAGCCTGTTGCTCACCTGTGCTGTCGAGCATCATGTGCATAAGCCCTGCGTCAAGCGGCACGGCGTTATCAAACATGGCTTTCCGAGCATTAGTGATGTCTGCAACAACATCAGAGCCAGCCCATGCGCTTTGATAAGCAACATCTTTCCAAAGCCCAACTAGAGCCAAGTCGATATTGTCTGCCAATGCGTAAGCGGCGGGGCGGATGTGGTCGTTGATTAGACGCTCACCAGTAAAGGCGAGTTCATCATCACGAAGACCGAACTTGACCGTTTTCCATTGATTGAGAACCAATGAGGTGGTTTCGGTTTCCAAGCCTTCCTTTGTGCCCGGTGCATTCTGGACGGTGAAGGTCTGTGGAGTGCGGATATTGATGGTATCGCCTTTGCCGAAAGAGCGGCGTTCCGCATCGTAGCCACGGTGGACGCGAGCGGCCATACCGAGAGCCTTTTCTAAGTGTTGCAACGCTTCATTAGCGTAAAAAATGGGGTTATAGTCACCCAAGACTGATGAGCCAACATTGACCATGATTAAACCCTCCTACGGGTTCGTATTTTAAGGAAAGCGGTGTTGGCTATTCGCCAAATTCACCGACTTGAAGGGTGCGTCCCGCCTTTTCTGCCGCATCTCTAGCGGCACGGTATTTCGCTGGGTCGTGAGCATCCTCCCAACTCAACTTCATACCGCTCCCTCCGCGTCCCGCAGAGGCTGAACCCGCAGAGCCACTTCCCGTTGCTCCACTTCCTGCAAAAGCAGGCGAAAAAGATTCTGCGTTCCGCATAGACTCAACCAGTTCGGCTATGCCCATGTTGTCCGTAGAACCCTGCTTCATGCTAACACGGGGAACTCCCTTGTCATCCACGACTTGCGCTACAAACTTGCCATCGACAAGTTCCATACGCGTTTGCCCCATAATGTGAGGCATCAACAGGTCAGCGTTGCCACCTGCCGATTGAAGGGCTTGCATAGCCACCGATTTAACAAGGTGTTGCTCCAATTGCGCTCTCATGTCCCCAGACTCGCCCATAATACGCGCCATTTCGCCCTGATGTTTGCCATGCAACTGCTTTTCTCTAGCCGCCATCTGCTCGGCTATCTTCTCGTCAGGTGTCCAGTTTGCGATTTCCTCAAACCGCGAGAGGGCATCCCGTGCCGCTTCTGCGTCGATCCCTTCATACTGCTTAGACAACGAACGAGCGTTTGTCCGCTCTTTAGCAAGGCTAGATTTCAGCCCTGCGACATCCTCAAGAGAGAATCCGTCCACGGGGGTTACATCTAAGTAGAATCGACCGTCTTTCTCGGTATATGCGGAGGCTAGGTCTTCCGACAAGCCATCCAATGAATCAAGGATTGCGTTTAACGCCATGTTTAACTTCCCGTTTTAATGGTGAATTGATGATGAGGGGACTCCCTCGCCTGTAAGGTTACTCCTCAACAATCGGATTATCAACAATAACTTCGGGAGGCTCGGCTTCCGCAAGTTCTTGCTCAATATCGACTTCTGACGCAAGGACACCGCGCCGCTTGACCTCATGGAGAAAAGTCTTATGCGTAATCTGCCCTGCGTTCCGCATATCAATCAGGCTACGGACATCTTCCGCCGCCGTCATGCTGATGGAGAACTCATTGAAGACATCTACGCCAAAATCATCGGGCACGCCAACGCCTACCCATCTCCCTGCAACGATAAACGCCGCTTCCAGAGTCGCCTCAAGAGAGCGAATCCACGCTTGAAGATTAGAGTGCGTCCGCGCTTCGTCCATGCTCCGAGCCGTAGCCGTTACATTGCCTTGGTTGCGTATAAGTGGCTGTAAGCCAAGGACTTCCATGCGCTCCTCTAAGCGCACCAAATCATCCTCACCTGCGCCAATAGCGCGTCCAGTATGCTCAACATAGCGCAACTGGGCATCTGGATTGGTGGAAACAAACATATTGCTTGGCCCAACTGAAAAGCCGCCTTCGACTTCTTCTTCGGAAACGCCAGAGGCAAACAGAATGCCGATACGGGCAAAGCGCAGAATGTTCCTCTGATCGCTCAAGGATTGCCAATGGGCAAGGTTCATCCAAGCCAAATCTTCCAAAGGAGGGTCAGACTCCATGAATCCCTTGCGGTTGGCGTAGAAAGTTACCAAGGGAACTCCGTCAAAGGAGTGGTCGCCGTGGTCAATCATCATGTATTCGCCCTTGCCTTCTACATCTTCCCAGAGTTCCCACCGTTGAGGCTCGATAACGCGCACATAGTTCGCCTCACGCTCCCCAAACGCCTCATCGTAGGCAATACGCCGCTCCTTAAAGCGAATCTGGGTCAAGACTTCTGTTCCGTCAGCCTGTTTTGCTGTTCTCCAAGCAATCATATCCCGTGGAGAGATATGGCAGAAGTAGGGTCGTGCGCCCGTAGCTCGTTCTTCGGCAAGCGTAAGCCCGCCACCAATGGCAGGAAAGTCTACTAGGACATGAGAAAGCCCGTATTTCAGCCCATCCTCAAACAATGTGCGGCTGAATTGGCTCAAATCACGACCGAGCAGGTCAGCGTTGCCCGTAATCTGCGCTAAAGCCTCTGGAATCTCGCCATAAACATTGACGGCACGGGAAAAGGGCTTTGCGGAGAGTTTTAGAACCGTATCCTTGAACGCGCCGTAAAGGTATGAACGGCTTAGGCGCACCTGATAATCGGATTCTTCTTCACGCTTCTCTTTGGGCAACCAAATCTTACCTGCATCCCGCATGGTCTGGGTTCCGCCCAACAAATCGTCTACCAACGCCCACTTTCGGGACATTTGATGATACGCCGCTGATGGGGTATCTACGGATGCAGGAGGTTGAGGCATTATTTATCTCTTTTGTTCTTTAGTTCGTTCTCAATGGCGGCAATTTTCGTCATTGTGTCAAGCCGCAACACGGCTATTTTTTTTTCCACTTCAAGGCGGTGGTCGCTTTGCTCATTCTCAAGGTTTCTCACCCCAGCCCAAACTTGCTTTCCCACCCATAGGCACAAAAGGATTAAACCGCTAGAAACGGCTTGCAGTAGGTAAACAAGAATTTCGACTTCGTTCATTTATCTTTGAGTCTTTCGACTTCCCGCGCAAGAGCCTGACCGACTCCGCGCCTTTTCATGGTGTAGAGGAGGTGTGCGCCCCACAAGAGTCCGACAACGACAGCCGCGAGTTTCAGGAGACTGTAGATTTCTTGAGCCAAGGTGTCTATAAACCCTCTGGCTTGATTATTAATCATTCCTTCCACTTCGCCCTTTGTCAGTTCTTCGCGGATCTCTTGCGCGGCGGCTTTCCGACCTGTAGGAATAACCAGTTCCCCCCCAAGCGTTGCCGCAAAAACACCCGCCCCAACAACGGGATTGCCGCCAGAAAGCGCAGTAGCAGTTCCAGCGGCAATGAATGGTTGGAGGGCGGTGTGTGAATTGGCTTGAATCTCGGAGGCTTGGCATCCACCTGAAAGCAACGCGCCAAGAGCGACAAGCAGGGTCGTTATTACTCCTGCTATCTTTTGCCAGCGGCGAGGCGTGTGCTTCATCAAATGGTGCTGTAAGTGGTGATTCTCTTTGCCAATGGCTTTGATTTCTCAATGTAGTAGCCAAGGGCATCGGAAAGGTGCGTTAGGTTAGGGTCGGCGCGTTTGTCTATTTCGCCACCCCCACCTTCTAACAGGATAACACCTTCTAAGTCTGTAACAACGAAAGGGGCTTTCGTCTCGTGAACAAGCATATGAATCTCCCCGTCAGCACTCGTCAGACGCGTGTTCATAGCGTTAATGCGAACCCGCTCTCTTGGGTTGCTTCGTGGCACTCGTGAACGCAATCGGCTACCAAAGACGGGCTTCAATTCGTTCTTGATTATCTCCCAGTCCGAGCCGATAACCTGCGCCGTTCCCTTTGCTCCACCCGTGGCATCGCCATAGTAGAGAACATCCCCTTTGTGATGGCTCCAATCGGCGGCAATCTTGCGACATACGGCAGGCGTGTTGCTGTTTTGGGGGATATGAACCTCCCCAATGATGGCCGTGAAGAATTCGGCTAGGTCTTTCACAGGATACTTCGTGTGCCTCTCACGCTGTTGCTCTTGAGCAATCACGCAAACACCTGGAGAAACATTAAAGTCAAACGAAAGAATCAGGGGAAGATTCGGGTCATACTCGACTGGGTGGCAATGCGTCTCTCGCGTAAAGGAGTAATAGCAACGCCCTGAAAAGTTTACGAAAGAGCCTTCATACTCTTGGATAAAAGTTAATTCATCCATGTCCGCCTTAGCGGAAGCAATCTCGGCAGGGTCTAGAACCTCCGCACTCGTCCAATGGTGATAACTCCAATCGGGGGTGTCTTCCCTCCGAGCCATCATCGCCAAACGATAATAGTGGTTTCGTCCCTCTGGCACTCCCGTAAACCAAGCCCAACCTGGTCTACCCCGCGTTGAGAGTGCAGGACGGAGGTTCTCTTGCCATACGCCTTCTTTCATGTTGGCATATTCGTCTAAGACAATTCCATCTAAGGGTCGCCCCTCAATACGCTCTGGCGTATCCATTCCAAGAACCGATATCTCTGCACCGTTGATAAGGCGCACGGTCATTTCGGCTTCTCGCGGCTTCCCTAGTATCAACTCTGGGGGAATCATTGCCTTCGTATCACGCCAAAAGATTCGCTTTGCTTGAGCATGGGTCGGGGCGGACAAGACAAACCATCCATCGGGCGCATCCGTATAGGAAAGGGCTTCCATGATGCAGAACCGCTTGGCTAGTTCCGTCTTTCCAGAACGCCTGCCTGGTGGAATCACCCTAAAGCGCGTATCGGCCATCCACAACTCCTGCTGACACGCCTTTGGTTCAAGGGCATACCAACGAGGGGTGGGGGGCTTACTCGGACTCAGCAGATTCATCTTCTTCCACCGCGTCTATTGGCGGCGGAACGCTCGACTGCATCCCTGCTAAGAACCCACGCACGGCGGCGGCTAGTTCTTCGGGTGAGCCTTGACCTGCTCCCGTGTCTTGGTCGCGGCGATCGGTGCGCCCTTCGTCCCTGTCGATGAACTCTTTGAGGAACGGCCACATCTTTTCGGGGTGCTTGAATGTCTGGGCAATCAAAAGGGTTGCCAGTTTATCAGCCACGCATACGCCATCCTTCTGCACTTCCATGAGCGCACGGCGGATTCGTGTTGTGAGTCGGACGCGCCGTTCTTGCTTAATAACTCCACCAGGGTTGGCTTCTGTGCCATGAGTGAATTGCCCTAGTTCGTTTCGCCTGATTGGGCCACCTAGCCGCCCTGCTTCTTGAGCATCCCGCCCTTCGTTGGTTTCTTCCGTCATTGTGAGCCTCCCGCTCTGGTTTGGTGAAAGATGGGCGTAGCCGAGACATGAATTAGGAAACTTGGAGAAAAACCTATGCAATGAAGCAATCTCGACTACGCACCGAGACCATCATACCCTTAATTTGAGGATAGTTCGGTCTCTGTCTTGCCTACAACGGCAACGGCCTCCTCTCGCATCACGCTTATAACCTGATAAAAGATGCCTTCCCCGATCCCGTCAGCGTAAGGGCCTAGAGTAGTGATAAGCGTTCCCATGTGATATTGCTCAATAACTCGGCGGTCGTCCCAGATTACATGATGGCTATAAATAAGCCCTTCTTCAGCCTTTATAGCGTTGGAGACAATATGGCACTCTTGGCATTGGATGGCTTCCGCGTATTTTGTAACGAGGGTAGAGAGTCCGCATCCGCACTCGGTTGTTTCTGTTTGGCAAGCGGGGCATATTGTTGTGGTTTTTGTTTCCATGCGTTGCATTCTAGGCACGGCATGGCTAAGATACTAGCGTTCCAGAAGGGCTTTTGACTGTTACAGGTTGCCAAAAAGGGGTTTCGTTGTTCTCCCTGCTCTCTGGTTCGCTACCTTTGATTAATTCGGTAATTAGTGGATGCCCGTCTAAGCCATCACTTAGGCGGGTGTTTTTTTTGACTCTCCCAAATTCTTTTCCCTCCGAACCACCTCCGAACTATCTCCGAACCAGCATCCCCCCATCTTGAGCGTCCCCGCGAGCTCATAGATAAGCCAACGGAAGCGGAGAAGGCTATACAGGTGTTGCGTCAGGCTTTGGATTCTTTAGCGTCTG